TTTATGTTTACATAGTATATAGAGAAAAAACCGTGCCAAACCCTATCATTTTCAAAACTTTTTTTAAAATACTCTGCAAGTGTTGATATTGTTGAAGATAAATTTTGTATTCAAAATGTTATAAAATTCCTTCTGTATACTTTTGTTACATACAAAATGTTACAGTATGTATCAGTGTGTATCAATATTTTAACTCTTCATCAATGATTGTTTTATCTTCTTTCCACCATGCTGATTGTCGATTTTGTAAAGAAGCTTTATGTTGTATATCATACGCTTCTTCTGTCATGACCTTCCATAAATTATCAAATTCTTTTTCATCAATTTGTTTTCTACCAATAAAAAAAGTTTTTGCACCTGTAAGGCCAACTTCACTATCTAGATCGACTCTATCAATAATATTTGCCCCTCTATCAACTAAAACGTACTTCATTATTCTAATACTATCAGCATTGAATCTGAGTAAACATTTGCAACTGTCCACCATAACCACATTGAATCACCCTTCATTGATCTTACAGGTGCTATAACATTTCCAAATGAACCATTTTCATCAGTTATTGAAATAAAATTTGTAACAGGAGCCATTGTGTGGAAATCATATTCCATCTCTAAAGTACTGCCACCGCTATCGTACCAAGTCCCAGATTCACATCCTTTACAATCTGCCTTAAAATAGCCTGTTGTGTCATAGACAAGCCAGAACATATCAGATTCCCATTCAATTCGAATATTAGCAATATTAGCATAATCAGAAGCTAAGTCCCCATACATTGTTTTTAATGTTTGCCATGAGTAATCATTAAGCTCAATAGAAGGGACAGGCTCTACTGACACATACACTGTCCCGTAACTATCGCCTACTTGTCTTTCCTCTTCTAATCGTGTGTCTTCACAACCAATTATAGTAAATGTAGCGAATCCTAATAGAAAAAATATTATAAATCTAGCGCTTAGATTTTTTAGGATACTTGGTTCCATTTCGTTTTGCCTCCTTGAGCTGTTTTGCTTGTTTATGATCAAGCTTTTTCTTTTTATTTTTCTTTGATTTGACATGCATGCGATCATCATCATGTTCCCATGCCTCAATCGTTTTCGTCCAATGCTGGCTCATCATAATCTCCTAGTTAAACAAGACTTTGAACTTCCCTAACTTATCAATAAACTCTGTTATAGAAAGTTCAGTCCCTGTTTCTGTTATAATTTTTGTAGATTCTATAACCTCTGGGTATTTTTCTAATATTGACATTAATGATCTCATGCCACGCTCAGCATAAAATGTGCCAAAGCTTTCTGTTCCCAAAATATTACTATCAAACATAAGTTCTTCATTTGTATCATCTTCTAATTTAATGAAGTATGTCATAGTTGTAATCTAATACACTTTATTGTTTAATGAAAGGATTTTTTAGTTTATTTTATCTATGCAGCTCATGAAACGTTTCAAAATCCTTTTCATGATGTAAAGTTTTCCTGGATTACGACTCCACATAAGCATTACCTGTTCCCGTAAAACAGCTTCTTGTGCTTCACTGTTTCTCATTTACTCTTCCTCTTAAACTGCCTCCTCTGCTGGCTTATCAACCATGTCTTCCTTCTTAGCAGCTTTTTCTTTTGCTATCTCAGCTTCGAAGTCTTTCTTCTTTCCACCGTGATAATCGTATGCATGTCCTTCAGCGATTAATATGTCGTTTATACTGACTAAACCATCAGAACTACGATCTACACCCTCAGGCACTGGACCTCCTACTGCTTCCTCACCTACAAAAATCTCACCCAGAACTCTTCCAAACTTACCAGTTCCAAATGAGATTATTTTAAATATTCCTGCTTCAAGCAGTTCTTTATTTCTAGCCTTTGCAGCTAGACCTTTAACTTTTTCTTCTTTATCACGGGTTCTACTTTCCCAAGTATCAATACCCATGTAACGAATTCTCTTCTTTATTTTGAGATCGAAACCAAGATCAATATAACAATCGATCGTATCTCCATCTAAAACCCTAACAAGTGTGCCATTATATTCAAATGACGCCGGCTTTTTTGCCATAACTTTTCTCCGAATTTATATCCTTTAATCAGGAGCAATTAAATCATGATGATCGCAACAATCACAATAACTATCTGTTGTGCTACCTTTTCCCTTTTTACAGTCATCGGCATTTTTACAATCACATTTATCACAATCACACATAATATTCTCCTTATAAATAATTATGCTGAATTAGATTTTTCTCATAAGTTTCTAATGACTTTATACGAAATTTAAATATATCGTACTCCATTTCACCTATTTCACCACTATCTTGCAACATTTCTGATAAATTAGCAATAATTTGAAAATTTTCTGCTGTCAATTTAGATGCATCGAATTCAACAATAATATCATTATACTTTGTTAAATCAGCATTTCCATATAATTTGATTCTTTCATCTAAATTAAATAATGTATTTGATTGTTCTTCTTTTCTGTATTCAAACATATAATCAGATCCAGAATCTAAGTATATTGTGCTACACCACGGTTCTAATTCCCTTAAAAGATCTATATTAGCACGTATTGCCTTAAAGCCAATATTATACTTTGGGGGTACAATTGGCTTCAACATATTATCATGTTTTACCATGTGACCCCATTTTCTAATAAAATTACGAGTACTTCGTAAATTTTGCTCTAGCCATTCAGATGATTCCCTTCCCTTCATGAATATCTGACCTGCTGGATTTCTTAGTGCACCATCCTTGAATCTTGAGCCGCGACATGTCATATGATAAACTAATCCTTGCCATGTCTGAACAAATTTATAACCAGCTAAATGAAATCTATTAAATATATCAGAATCTTCCTTTGATTGCGGTGCGTAAAGAGGATCATGTCCTTCGATTGATGTGAAATCATCTTTATAAATTGCCCACGGTGCAAATATTCCTTCTGTTGTTGGAGCGCCTGTGTCTAGTGTATTTAACCAATGCAGTAATTCTTTTTCTTGAAATTCTTCAGGTTCTATTCCAAAATCCTTAAGTATTTTTTCAGGGCCATCTGGATGTAATGGTGGTTCTATGCGAGTAGCACTAACAACAACACCTGGCTCTAAGTGCTTAAGTACTGCCATGTCCATATTTGGGCATGCGTACATATCTGCGTGATATATCATTACAATATCACTTGTAGCAATATCTACTAACTTATCATATAATATCGTGTGTCCTAATCTCTCAGGGCCTTCGTTTCTATGTATCTTTACATTTTTATCTTTTTCAGCAATCTCTTGCATCCATTCCCAAGTTCCATCAGTTGAAGCATCGTCAGCCCAACATATTTCATGCCTGTACCCCAGATTCTTTCGGATACTATTGTAAGACCATTTTAGGTATTTTAAATTATTTCTGCTCGGTTGTATAAAACTTATAACTCTATTGTCCATTAAATTACCTCATAATATCCACCGATACCAAATGGTATCTTGGTGTTAATTGTTAAATGATTACTTTCTATATATCTTGATTTTGGTATCACTCTAAAATCAAAACTAACTCTTGTAGCATTTGTTATATTATCTTTGTTACCGTGATTCAGATTTGAAGCATCCCATTCAATACATTCTCCATAATCAGAATCAATTGGTTTGAAATCACCTTTATCTTCTTCTGTTTCAGCCCATATTGTATTTGTTTCATAAGCTTTTGTTAATGGTAAATAATAATTTACTTCTTTAACCCTATCTGCCCAATCTAAATTTCTATAATATTTATCTTTATGAAATTCACCAACTGCTATATTACCAGGTAAATGAACTCTGAATGTTGGTATCTTTTGATAAACTATGTCCTCTCCATATCTCGGCTTAATTATATCGAACATAAATTCTTTGTATGTATCATCAAATGATAAGTCCTCTCTAATCATTTTATAAAAGCATTTATGCCAGATTGTAGACTGATCATTTTCTCTTTTAAATAAGTCGTATGTTTTCATAGAATGTAAAAAGGATAAACCACCTCTTGGAAATATATCATCTTCCCTAAACCAATCATTAACAATATCAATAAAAGGATAATCAAATGTATCATAAAATATCTTATCCATTTGTAATTCTCCAATTTTCTAACCATTTTTCTTCTGTATAAAACTTCTTAAATCTCTTTTGTGCAGTTTCCATGCACAGCTTATAAAATTCTTCGCTCTCTTTTAGTTGTTTTCCTAGACTGACGGCACTATCTAAATCAGCCATATCCACTGTTGTTAGAGGGTGTAATGTTTCTTGTGTATCTAATCCTTTGTAACCTATACATGGGATTCCGTGGAATGCACAATTCATAGCAAATGTTCCAGCTGCGTGTGTTCTCATTAAGTGCACTCCAATATTATATTGTGATAAGCTATTAATCCATTCCCTCCAATATAAATAAGGTAAATAATTAATGTCTTCTATTCTATCTTCTTGTGGTTGCTTTCTTCCCATTGTTGGTGCAACTATTGGATCTCCAATTTCTCTCGCTACAATATAAGAATCAAATCCACCATACCAACTTACAAAATTACCACCAATAATGGTTGCATCTCCCCACTCACTTCTTGGTAACAAGTCATCAGTAATCATCAAACTTCTCAT